TTAGCCGTTTTCTGCGCGATTCTGGGGAGGTTGCAGGGAAGAAATGGTGCTTTCGAGCCTCGCCATTTCAACGACGTTCTGGTTGCCGTCGATCCACTTCGAGTAGGTAGTCAGAAACATCTCGACGCTGTGGCCCAGTTGCTTCGCGCAGAATGCCGGCGTCATCCCCACCATCAGCATCGCGGTCGCGTAGCTATGCCGCATGTTGTACGGGCGTCTGTAGCGAATCCCCAGCCTTCTGAGCATTGGTTCCCAGTACGTGCGGCGGAACGCGTCCTCGTCGTGCCATACCTCGTTGTAGCGTGGATCGAGAAATACGCGGCCATTCGACATTTGCGTGAACCCCCGCTGACGCTTTAACGCCGCCGTCGCTCGGCTGTTCAGATGAACGAGCCGCGCAACCTTGGTTTTCGTTCGATCCAACTGCTCGCCGCGGACATAGGCTTTTGCGACGAGCATCGTCGCGCTTGCCAAATCAATCTGTGACCATTCGAGTCCATAGATTTCCGATGTCCGCAGGCCGGTCCAAAACCAAAACTCGGTCAGGTTATGCACCTGGCCGGGATAGGCGCGTTCGGCCTCGGCGATGATTCGGTCGGATTCTTCCCTTGCGAATGGATCGGGAGGGGGCTTCTGGTGCTTCGCGCGTGGCACAGCGTCGGCCGGGCTTTCCTTGATGAACTTGTCCTTGACCGCAAGCGATAGCGCCGCTCGAAGGACAGAAAGGTAGTTATTGACGGTCTTGCCGCTCAGGTCCGGGCGATTCGCAATTGCAGTCTGAATTTGAATTGCCTTCAACGATCTTATCGAGACGTTCCCTGTCGGCTTCGTCTGAGCCTCATCGCATGCGGTTTCTTTCCAGAACTTGATTGCCGTGGCATAACCGTCGCGTGTTGATCGTTCAATTCGCTGCGCGGCAAGCCATGTGTCCAACCAATCCCCAAGCAGCAGTGAAGTCGCGTCTCCTTCGGATGGAAAGTACTCGGACATGACAAAAGTGCCGTGCCGAATTCTATCTCGAATTTCTGCCGCCAGTCGCCGGGCATACTTTACGTTCGCCGGGGTGGGCAGCATCGGCTTCCCGTCCATCTTCAAAGTTTTGCGCATCTCTTGGCCGTCGAGCACGAAGGCCATGCGGATTGACCTTTCGCGAACCTCTACGCCGTCGCCTTTTCGACCCATTGTTGGTATCCCTTGATTGAAATGAAAACCCCGCCATCCGGCGAGCGGCGATATTCGCGACCCTCAAGCCATTTTCCGTCCTCGATTTTTCGACGGATGGCTTTCTCGGTCAGCCCCGTAATCGTCGCGGCAAGACCCACCGTGACGTACGGTGCCGGTGAAATTAGAGTCGGGAAGTGGCTCATGCTAGGATTCCTCGAAAAACATGAAGGGGACGGCCATGGCAACGAAGCACGGCTTCAAGCGAACCCACAACGGCACCGAATATTTGATGCATTGCGATCCGATGCCATTGGCAGACGGTAGATTCGCGGCGCAAGTGGTCATCACGACCGGTCATGATGGGGCGGCCGTTGTCGAGCGCAGGTTTCCTGCGCTGGGCGAGTTCGACACCGAAGAAGAAGCAGTCGAGTACGCGAGGCAATGGGGCAGAGCCTGGATCGACGATAACGGCTGAGTTCATTGGCTTTCTCCTGCGCGGGCGGCGGCACGATCGAGACGTTCAATTTCGGCAATCCCGAGTGCGACTGCCTTCACAAGATTGCGGCGCGGCGCGGACGGCTTCCACCACGTCGTATCCCACGGCCATGTGCGCAACCCGGCGATGGCGGTCAGTTCCGGATAGGCATAGCAGGCTGCGGCGCGTGCCATGGCGCCGTCCGTGTGCTGGTCGTCATGCTCCGGCGTCCAGCCCTCTTGCTCGACATGCCGGCGGCGCTCGGCGAGCACGTCGCGCACGGCATTTGTCAGCGGCGCGCGCGGTGCGACGTTCTCGTCGATCCAGCGCTGAACCTCGCCACCGCTCCACATCTTGCGGAGCATTGTTGGGAAGCGCGGCAGCTCGACGCAAGGTTCGGCCCGCGAGGCTGCGTCATGCTCGCTCAGATATTGGGCGAGCGCGCACGCGAAGTCGGCCGCGAGCTGTTCTGCGATATAGCGGTCGAAGTCGTGGCGCCTCAGACGCTTCGCGAAGAACTCGGCGATGTAACCGCGTCCGCCTGCGCTCGTCCTCAGGTCGTGCTGGCCGATTGGCTCTCCCGCATCGGCAGGTGCGTCGGTCTGCGCGGGCGCGGCTTCGATGTATGGCGATTTCGTGTCGATTGCTTCGAGCAACGCTTCCGCCCGGGTTGTGGCCTCCTGCCAATACCAGGTTTCCGTCATTTCTTCGCCGGCTTTGTAATCGACCAAGGCTGACTTGATCGCACTGCGCGCGAAGTCAAACAAGTCGCGTCGGTCGAGTGTCACGCCGTTCGCTTCATCGGTAGTGGTCTGCTCGGTCGGCTGCGGGGCGGCGAAATATGCGCTCTTGAGCTGATCTAGCATGGCGCGACCCTGCACTGTCAGGACGTAGATCGGCCCGCTGGTCGGATCGAAGCCAACTTCCTCAAGAAACTCATACCAGATGCTGCCCTTCGGGAAATCGCTCAGCGCTTCGATAGCGGCATCCTGGTCCCACTCGACCGGAATCGCCACCGCCTCCGCAGCGGGCGATGCTGCCGCGCGGGCCGCGAGTAGTCCCGACAGCTTCACGATCTCGACAACCGTTTCGATGCACTCGACCGGCAAACAGATGCCATGCGCGTCACAGATCGAAACCACGTCGTCATACTCGAACGCCGCCCGCTCGTCGGCCGGCGCTGCTGGAGCAGTGCCCGCGCGCTCGGTCGCGGCAAGCGACTGCTCGAAGGCTCGCCCCATTGCCTCGTAGTCCGTGTCGTCCCATACCGCGCCGATGCCGCCGCATTCCGAGCAGCCGCCGCCGAGATGGCATTTCAGAACCTTGCTGTACGGGTAATGCCCGGTTTCATAGCCCTCGTTCGTTTCATGACAGCCCGAGCATGAGCGCCAGAATCCACTGCCTTCGGCGAGCGTCTCCGCAACACTGCTGAACTCAATCGGAATGGCCGGCGCTTCCGCCGCTCCTGTCTCATTGGCAGAGGTGGCGAGCACCGGCACGATTGCGCGGTCGATCAGGTCGTCGATGTTCCGTGAATCGCAGTAGTCGAAGGTGCGAAGGATGCGGCCCTCCGGCGCGCGAACTCCCTCATCGGAATCCAGCTTGCCGAAGTACTCGGAAATTGCTTCGCCGAGCGCTTGACGCTGGTCGTCCGTCAGCGCATCAGCGCGGCTATTAGATTGGGTCATGGTGGTGTCCTCTGTGGGTCAGTCGCCGCACATGCAGTCGATGAAGGCGTCGTCCTCTTCGTGCTCGGGAAATGCAAGCGGGATTTGCTTCGCGTAGAACTCGGCCTCGCGCAGCAGTTCGGAATAGCGTGGGCGGTCGTTTCGAAATGTGGCGCCTGACGGGCGTGATTCTTCGTTGATCCACCACGTAGCCAGCTCGGGCCGTGTAACGAACGCGCGCACGATCTTGTGCCGCGCTTTCAGGAAGCATCCGTTGCAGTTCCCGAAGTCGCCTTCCGGATCGAGCGCGATGTCGAACGGCTGAGCACGCCAGAAGGCGAGAACGTCAGCCTTGCGGACGTTGGCGCGTGCGAGTGGAAGATTCGGCTCCCCGCCGCTGTTGTCTCGTCCAGGTGATTGGCATTTTGATAGCGGCCGGGCACGCTATGCATAGCGATTCACCTACGCGCGTGAAGGTGCGCTTTGAGCTAAAGAGAGATTACTTGACGATGAAGATGTATATCACTGCAACGATATATATGTTTGATGACAAATTCGCAACCCACTACGAGAACATGAGGGGCAAAAGCATTCGAGTGTCATTGTAAGGTGGTGCGTTCTTATAAATGGGGATGATTAAAATAACAATCAAATTAAAAGATAATTGACGAAGGTGAAATAAATCTCAATCTGATAGGGTATGGAAAAAATTCTGATTGCGTATTCGGAGGTTTTTAATATACTGGACTTGTCTCTTAGACATGGAGAGGGGTTGAAAAATGACAAGTCCGATTAATGCTCTCACGACTCAAGCAGGAAGCACTCCGGGGCCGCAGTACCAGCCGCCTTGGGATTTCATTTCTGTTGACACAAACACCGGCGTGGGCGGTCAGTATATCTATCTCGGTTATCAATGCGGTGATAGCAATCCGGTCACGTCACTGAATTTCGTTGCGTATGACCAAGCTCAATCCAATCCACCGTCGGGTTGGAATTGGAGCCCGCAAGATCTGAATGCGGGTGCGGGCGGGAAATACATCTACATGACATGGAAGAACGGAGAGGCGGGCAAAAAGCCTATCACCGCAATCATGCTGCTTGTGATTGATAGTTCTTCTCCGCCTGCGATTGAAGGTTATACCGCAATCCATCAGGACTTGAATCAAGGTGCAGGTGGTCCTTATATTTGGCCGTATTATAGTACGATCGTGCCAATGCAATTAAAAAATGAAGCGGTGATCCGCAAGGGATGAGCGATTAGTTTTTTATTGTGCGGCAGGCTTGCGCTTGCCGCCTTCAATCTGAATTTCATGGAAGATCGTGAAATGCAACACTGCAATGCGGTCGAGACACGCAACTTGTCGGATCACTAATTTTCTATGCGCCGAATTATATCTGGGGGAGTGCTCTTGCAAATGACCTGATAGTGGCGCTTCCGATAAACATCAATGGCGGGTGCTCGGCGCGCATATGGCAGCGGGTAGCATGAAAACGCTGTGCGGCTGCAGGCCTGGTTGACGTTGTGACGGCGCCCACCCGTCACTCCGAGCACCCACCGTTGAAGCCGGTGGGGAAAAAAGAGTGGGCGCCGTACAGGCCGCCCACAAAAAAGCCACGCATCCGAGGCACCGGAATTTGCGTGGCTGTGAGGTAAGGTGGTCGTGCTACGATTCGCGCTATCACAAATAGGCGGGGGCGCGATGCAGAACTGGAAACTAGTGCTTGGACTGTTGCTCAGTCTCGCGGGTGTGCTCTTTGTTGCTTTACTGGGGGCAACTACAGCGTGGACCAAACAGTACGATCCCACCCAAATGGCATATTGGGTTCAAGCGGTTGGTTCTATTGCTGCTATCGCCGGGGCCGTATGGATTGGAGAGCGGCAAGCAAAGAAGGCACGCGAGGCCGCGATGGCACAAGTAGCTGAAGCCGCTTTAGTGAAGCGAAAATCGGCTATCGCAATCGTCGACGCTGCATATGCCCGAGCCGAAATTATTCGGGAAACCATGTCGTTGCAAGACATCGACTCGGTTAGAGTTGCGCTCTATAGCACATACGATCGTTCCATACTCGACGGTTTGGTGCGCGCACTGCAAAGTATCCCGATGCATGAGGTGGGTTCAAGTCAAGCCGTTGCGGAACTGCTCTTGTTTACCGACCAATTTACGTTCTTGGCACGAGCCATTCAGATTTTCCTAGACGGGCCGACGCGAGATCCTGATATTGGTCCGGAAATCGAAAAGTACCTCAAAGGCGATCGAGACGATCGCAGAGCCGGTGCTGAATTGCGAGCTAACGTTATCGAGGTGTACCGGGGCAACACGATTCGACACTTGGACGCGATTGGCCGACACCACGCTGAGTTTTCGCTGGCACTTGCGTAACGGGATACGTGCAGTAGGTTGTCGGGCAGCGCGCGGACTCATCCCATTGCTGGGTGGCGGCGAGAACGAGCACGACGCCGATGAACACGGCGAGGCTCTTGAGCCACAGAATCAGTAGGGCTTTCACGACCACACCCCCATCAGACGTTCGATCGGAGGGGCGATGGCGCCGGCAAGCAGATAGAGCGCGCCGATTACACAGAGCGGAATCCAATCTCGATTCATGGTCATCTCGCGTTGTTGTGGTTGCCAGCCGCGTCAGGATGCGAAGTACTCGATACCGTCGGTCGGGTGATAGTTGTCCGAGTGCTTCTGTCCGTCGAGACGGATGCAGATGTACTGGCCGTCGGTGCCGGTGATCACTCCCGGCTTGCCGTAAGCGTTGACACGCTGTCCACGCTTTGCGTCGACGCCGTAGTACTGCTTGATGTAGTCGAAACTCATGCGTATCTCCAGTGATTGCCCGCCGTAACGGGCGCGGTTGTTCAGGCTGCGATTGCGCGCGCTGCCGCGAGCAAATCATCCAGCTCGCGCTCGTAGCCGTTGGCGATGCTCGGGTGTTCTTGATTCTGCGCGATCAGCATGCGCAGAGTGGCTTGCCTCTCAGCGAACGCACCCATGAGAATTGCCGAGCGCACTGCGATGCGTTGGTCGGTGGTGATCGTGATCGTTTCCATCGTCGTTTCCCTTTGTGATTGCGTTGGTCAGTGCTTCCGCTTCCGGCCGGCACGCTGACCGAGCTCAATCGCAGCAACGAGCAGCAGGGCCGAGACGAAAACACCAAGACCGACGCCGATAAGTAGTGTGGTCATGATTCGTAATCCGAAATGTATTGAGGTCGACTAGATTTCTGCCGACCTGACTGCGCTCAAGGAAGGACACTGAAGGTCAATACGCTTCGATCAACGCGGTCGAAACTCTCAAGGGCGCGCACTCGGCAAACTGCTGCTGCAGAAGGTTGATCGGTGCGGTCGGGCCGCGTCCGAATGCGCGCTCTTGAAAGTTGGAAGGTGTCGGGCGCTACCCCGTTTCTCGGCTACACCATTGAGCCGGCCGGTTGCTCCCAGTACTGCGGTCCCGGCGCACTAGCACTCTTAAAGATCGATCCGCCGGAGCGGTGGCGCAGCGATCTGTGCTGCGTTGAGTTGAACTATACGCGAATGAATGAAAATCGCAAGAAAAATCTAGTCACGAATGAATGGTTTGTTGTGGTGATGGGAGGGGGCGGCATGCTTACGTGGCATCTACAAATTGCTTTCTGCTGGCGTGGCGCCGGCAGATCCCGCGCCGAAGAAAGTCGGGGCGCGACGTCGGTGAGAGCAACGCCTGGAGGGAAGGATTCGTGCGCCGGAAATGAAAAGCCCCGCTCAGGGCGGGGCGTTATCGTCACTTCTCAGTTGTGATCGGTTTCTTTTTCCAGCTTTCGGCCAGTTGTTCGAGTTCTTGAAAGAATGTGTCTTTGCCCTCAATGCGTCGAACCTCGTAGATGAAGCCACGGGCCGAATCCCATATCTTCAGGACATTGGAGCACTGCATTCGTTTGTAGATTTTTTCGTCAAACGCCCCTTGTCGGATTCCAAGGGCGATGAACTCGTGGTTGTTGAGGACTTTGAGGATCGCATCCCGTTCACCGCTCTGCTGCTTTACGAACGTGCTGAACTGTGAATCCTCTCGGTGCAACCGAAAGACCAAGGCTGTTGCCTCAAGCAGCTCCTTGTCGGTCTTCTGATGGATCATCAGATCGATCAGGGCCTTTGTTCTGTTTTGTTTTCCGTTGTAGTAGATGACGGCAACGCCAGCGAGCGCGGAAATTAAAAAGGCTCCTGTTTGTATCCAGAAGCCCCAAGTTTCCCCAAGCCAGCCCACCGTCTTCGCGATCTGCTGGCACTCCATTCAGCCGTCCCAGCCTTCCATCAGAGTCATCGTCATCGTAGCTCCCGCGGGTTAGAGTTGTGGATTCCTTGGTGGGGACTGCACCCCATCGACGTAGTAACAACGTGATTACAGGGACGTCAATTTCAAGTGCTCCCTTCACTAGAAGGTGACGGTATTGTACGCGAGATCGTATGACAATGTGCTCCAGAGTGATACGTAGTGAGGCGTGGTGACACATCGCTGAGATCATCAAAATTGGGGCTCAACCAATTGCGGCGATCAAATTTCGATTGCATCCAACGTCGGATGATTCGTCGTCTGTCGGTCGTACAGGTAGGTGAAGTCAGTTGAAAGCTCTCCAATTCTGAGGCTAAACTACTGTACATGCATACAGTAGTGTGAGCAGAAAAATGAGGGCTGGGATGGATCGAAGGACAAGCGGGAACGGGATGCGGTGCAGGCCGGGGGATTTGGCGAGGGTGGTGTCGGCGTGGAATCCTGCTTTGATCGGCAGAGTCGTGCTGATCAAGGCCGCCCATTCGAAGACCGAATGGGTCGTTACGCTGCTGGGGGCGCCTGGAGTGACGCTCACGAAAAATAGAAAGCGGATTGCGGCCAGCAACTGCGCGCTCGCGTACGACTCGGCGCTCGAACCTATCCGGGCAATCGGCGCCGGGACGCCTCGCGAGGCTACGGCTGCAGGTGAGGCAGATCACCGTCATCAGCGGAGTTTTGCTGCGCCGGTATCAATCTCAGTAACGTCATGACGGCGGCAAACGCGTCCTCCGGGACGCCTGCTTCGCTGGCCCGCTTGATCTCGGAAATCAACTTTTGGGCGTTAGGCGGAAGTGTACGGGCAGTTTCGGCCGCGCGTTCATGAGGCTGCGAGGCGTATAGCTCTGCCACGAACTTCGGGCCGCGCTCGGTGAGAAGCCACTCACACGTGACGCCGAACGGAATCGCCAAGGCGGCCAAAGTCTCTAGCTCGGGAACCGACCCACCCCGGAGGATGCGGCTGATCGTGGGCTGTGGAACCCCAGTATCACGTGAAAGCTTGCTCTGCCCACGTTCCCCGTAATTGGGATGGGCATGAAGCAGTTCTCTCAATCGATCGCCGACTTTTTTCATGGCGAGACTATGCGTCAATGAATAGGCCATATCAACAAATCACTCGATCGCGCATTGACAATTAGTCATTCGCGTATAGAATGCCCGCATGGACATGCCAACTACCGCCTCGGCGCTTCTCAGCGACATCAAGACCCAACGCAGTCTGAGCGAAGTCGCGATCGCGCGCCGTCTCAAGATTTCCCAGCCGACGGTAAATCGAATTCTGCGAGGGAAATCGGACTGCAAGAGCAGTACGTTCGTGGCGATTCAGGCGTGGTGGAACGAGCTCGCTCAACAGAAGGAGCTGATCCGGGCTTGAGCTTGCCAGTTTGGCGATGCGTCAGTCGCCTTTCTCTTGCCAGACCAGCGACCACGACCTGATGGATTCCAGATTTCCCCTGATGTCACGAAGTACACCATCGGCGCCACGAGGGTGAGATTGATGTTTCCGGGCGCTGTAGAAGTCTTTGCCAAGGGTTGCGATTTTCCCGGCCTTCTCGGCGCAGTAGAGGCAGTGCGCACGCATGAGGTTGTACTGGAACTCAAGCTGGCGGATTGCAGATGGGTTGGCGATCGCGACATCGTTCTCGCGGATGATCCGCTCGATGTCGTCTGCGATTTTAAGAATTTGTTCGGAGGTCTTCATGGGGGTTCCGTGTCATTTGCCGCCAACGGCGGCAGAGTTGGTGAGTTTGATCCACGTAAGTGCGCATCGCGGCGATGGCTCGCCATCGAATCCGGAGCGAGCGATTCATCTGTACTACGCGCAGGACGGGCGGCTTCTGGCCTGCCATGACCCGTTAAATGGACCGCCCGATGGCTTCTCTTCCGCGCCGCTTGGCGGCGAGGATGGGCCAGCGCTCAATGCCATCGGGCAGCCGGTCATTGTTCCTTCGGGAGGAAAGATTGAAGGATCTCGATGGCGCGGTGAATCGAATTGACGTTGATGGCTCGCAGATCGGCGTTCTCTTTGGTATTGAGCTTGACGCGAATTGCGACGGTTTCGCCGTTCTTCAAGGCGAAGTTCCGGTCTACGACAAGATTCCCAGAGCCGCCTAAATCGATTTTGTACGAATAGGCGTCGAAGTTTTGATTTTCTGAAGTGATGGTCATGCGAACCCCGTTGTGTGGTCTTTGAAGAGGTGAGAGTCGTCAAGTATCGCATGGCGGCGGTTCGCATCCAGTTGTGATGTACGCAGTTTAGAGAGAGTGGTGTTCCGGGGCATTCCCGGATTTTTGAATAATGGGGAATAGCGATGAACGCAATAGCACAACCGATTTCGTTTTCAGGCCCGCGCAGTACACCAATCGTTGAACGTCTGTTGCGCGAGGCAATGGCCGACCCGAAGGCTAAGGCCTCGATTCTCGAAGCGACTGGATGGGATGCATCGATGCCGTCGAAGGTACTGAGCAACGGCGCCGGCATCACGCTCGAACACCTGAATACCGTTTTCACGGCGCTCGGTCTGGTCGTGACGACGAAGGGTTACATGGACTATCTGGCGAAGGGGAACGTGATCGGCAGCAACTGCCATTGCGCGCGCGAGGGGTTCGGGGAGTGCGGCGGCCGCTGATCTAGAGCGCGGGCCTCGCCAAAAGCGTTTTCGACGGAGAGCGCTTCTGTCTAGGTTTAGTAATCCTAAAAAATTTGAATTTATGGAAACCAAGCAGACCAATCAACAGGCCGACACGCGTCAACGGGAACTGGCCATGCCCGAACAGGTGAAGCGCATTGTGCGCGACACCAGCCAACACCCGACGTACCCGCGCAAGTGTTTGTCTTGCGGGGCGTTCGAATCCCTCGACGGCTCAGTGCCGTGCGGTCACTGACGTGGCTCGCTTCCATTGCCGCTGTCGCCACTGCGAGACGCGCCGAGTCCTGAAGAAGCGGCCCGACGAGTACACGCGGCAGCCGCAATGCAATGTCTGCGGCCGGCGCGATTTCCGAGTCGACGCGTGGATGCAGAAGCGCAATACCCGCCTGATGACGTGCACATGCGCCGGCTACTGGTTCTGGCATCGGCGCGGTTCGTTGTACTGCTGGCATCGAGCGGACGGCTCGACCCGATCTCCCGGCGATCCCGATTTCGCGGATCGCAATCCGCCGCCTGATGCGCTGGCGGCCTGAAATTCCCTTCTGGAGGAAACGTGGCAAAAAGCTCCGTTGAAGCATATGGCGCGCAGAGCAAGGTTACTGCGCTTGCGATGGACCCGAACGACCTCGAACTGGTCACGGACCCGTCACACCCGCTGTACGACCGTCGCGTGCATCAAGAGCCGAACCCGAAGACGGTGTTGAACTACCGTGCCATCGGTGTGCGGAAGCCGGTGCTGTTCTACAAGGACCCGGAGACTGGCAAGAATCTTGTCATCGACGGCCGGACGCGGGTGATCAACGCCCGCGAACTGAATCGACAGTTGGTCGAAGCAGGGCTGCCGCCGATCACGATTCCGGCTATTCCGCAGAAGGTCATTAACGATGGCGGGAAATCGTTTGCCGCCGTGATGGTTAGCACGAACGAAATCCGGAAAGAGGATTCGCCGATCAACCGCGCCGAGAAAATGGCTCGCATGCTCGACATCGGCCACACGGAAGAAACGGTTGCCCTCTTCTTCGGCGTCGAGGTGCCGACGGTTCGTCAGCAGTTAAAGCTGCTCGACTGCACGGCAGCAGTACGCGATGCGCTCGAAGGCGACCAGATCACGGTGTCGCATGCCTTGAAGCTCGCAAAGCTGCCACCGGATCAGCAGCGCGCGAAGGTGCAGGCAGTTATCGCGGCAGCCGAGGGCAAGGAAGGTCACGCGAAGTCGCGTGCGCAGAAGGCTGAGCTGACCGGTGACGCTGCTCCGCGCATGCGAACTCGCAAGCAGATCGCTGCTGAACTGGAGAAGGCGACCGGCGAGCGCGCGGACGTGCTCCGGTGGGTGCTTGGCCTGGATGGTGACGCAGCCCCGCAGGCGGCCGCCGATGCCCGCCAGATGTCGATCGACGAGGCTGCATGAGCTTAGACGCGACAACCTGGGCGCGCCATCAGAAGGTCGGCAAGGGGCCGGCGAAATCGGTCTTGATGGCACTCGCCGACTACGCGAACGAGAACTTCGTTTCCTACCCGAGCGTTGAGACCTTGGTCGCATGGACCGAGCAGGACCGTAAGACCGTGCTTGCGAACCTCGATCGCCTGAAGGAAAGCGGCTGGATCACGGACACGGGCGAGCGCGCCGGGCGTACGCGTCAGGTCGTCGTCTACCAGATCAATGTGGCTCGCGGTGTGGAAGTGAAGATCGGGCCGCGAGAGTTATTAACAGGCCCGAAATCGGAACCGTCCCAAAACCGGAACGGTTCCGAAAACGGAACAGTACCGAATTCCACCGGAAACAGTCCCAATTTCGACGGGAAACAGTCCCAAAAACCGCCGGAAACAGTCCCAAATTTGGGACACAGAACAGTAGGAACAGTAGAGAACGGTGGGAACAGTGTTGGTGCGCGCGGAACGCGCTTACCCGACGACTGGGTTTTGACCAAGGCATTGGGTGAATGGGCGCTCGCCGAGCAACCGACGTGGACTGTCGATCACGTCCGCAAGGTTGCCGAGAAGTTCGCCGATCACTGGCGAGCCCAGCCGGGGCAGAAGGGGCGCAAGACCGATTGGGCCGCAACGTGGCGGAACTGGGTTCGCACCGAGAAGCCGCTGTCGGGGGCACCGAGCGGTGGCGGAAAGCAGGGGGCGCTTGAGGCGAAGAACAGCGAGGTTGCCCGTCGATGGGCGTCAGGAGGTGCGGAATGATTGATTCGAATCGTGGCGCGTTTGCTGAACTGATTTCGGGCGTCTACGCGTTTTACGGCCGAGAGGCATCCGATTTCGCGCTGAGTGTGTGGTGGGCGGCGATGCAGCCGTTCGATCTGGCTGCCGTACACGACGCGATGAACCGCCATTGCGTGAATCCGGACAGCGGACAGTTCCTGCCGAAGCCGGCGGACATCGTGAAGATGGTGCAGGGCTCGACGCAGGATTCCGCACTGGTTGCATGGGCGAAGGTTGATCGCGCCATTCGGTCGTGCGGCACATACAACAGCGTCGTTTTCGACGATGCGCTGATCCATCGGGTGATCGTCGAAATGGGCGGTTGGGTGTTGGTCGGAAGCAAAGGCGAAGAGGAATGGCCGTTCGTTCGGAACGAATTCGTCAACCGCTACCGCGGCTACAAGATGCGCAGCGAAACGCCCGAATACCTGCCGGTGCTGATCGGCATGGCCGAGGCGCAGAACAACCGTACCGGCCACAAAAGCCAGCCGCCCGTGCTGATCGGCGACGCCCGTGCTGCTCACCAGGTGATGCTCGCCGGCCAGGACAAGCCCATGCTCGGTTTCGTGCGCATGTCGCCGGAGCTGGCGGCAAATCGGCCGGTGCCGATGCTTGGTGCGGCATGACGCCCGGCGAATGTCGCGAGCGGTTCATGGCCGCAGTGCGAGAAGCGCGGGTTGGTCGGAATGGCAAAGCACACGCGCTCATCACATCGGTGCGTGAACGCTTTGGGGATGCGGCAGCCGAGACGGCGCGCCGTGAATTACGAAATTTCGTGGATAGCGACAGGAAGGCATGACGAAACGAACAGCTTGGCCGATGCGGGTCGAGGCCGGAACGAAGAACATCGGAACGGCGCGCGTCCGCGACGACTCGCGTTCGAAGATGGCGGCCGCGCAGCGAGCGATCTTCGATACGACCGGCAATCGCCCGCGAGTCGACGCCGGGTTCGACGACATTGGCGACGGGATAGATGCGGCGCCGGTCTTGACGCCGGCATACCGGCGGACCGACGCCAAGACGCGTATGCAGGCTCTTGGTCGATTGAAAGCCGGCGAGATGAACCAGACCGAAAAGCGCTACGCGGAACACTTGGAGGCGCGCAAGCAGACCGGCGAGATCGCTTGGTATCGCTTCGAGGGCATCAAGTTCCGCCTGGCTGACAACACGTTCTACACGCCGGACTTCGCCGTGATGCTGGCAGACGGGCACCTCGAAGCGCACGAGGTCAAGGGCCATTGGCAGGACGAGGCGCGCGTAAAGGTCAAGGTTGCAGCGGATCAATATCCGGTGCGCTTCATCGCCGTGAAGGCAAATTCGAAGAAGGCCGGCGGCGGCTGGCAAGTGGAGGAATTCTGATGGCCGAGCGAAAAATGAGCCTCGCGCAGCGTCGCATTTGCGAGTGCCTGCAGAAAAACCCGGGTCTGGTTCAGCGCGAACTGGCAAAGAAACTTGGCATCACGGTCGAGGGCATCAAAAAGACCGTGCGGCATTTGATTGCGGGCGGCTATGTGAAGCGCGGGCGCCGTGATCGGAAAGGGGCGCTGCTGAGCCTCACCGGCAAGCCGTTCCCTCCGTCGAGCGAATGCATTCCGACGCACGTCAAACGGCAACTTGCAATCGACATTGGCATGAGTGCGTTGTTGCCGGCAATGCGTGCAATGGTCAACGTCGGGCGGGCGGCGGCATGAAGCGGTCAGGTTTCGGGCCGCGAAAGAAACCGATGGCGCGTGGTTCGTGGTCCCGGAAAAGCTCACCGCTACCCGAGCTGGCGCCGCGAAAAATCGCAATGAAGCGCCGCCCCAAACGCCCGACCGTCGCCGAAGGCTCGAAGTATCTGGCGGCTTGCCGTGGCGAGCCGTGCTATCTGCGCGTGCCGGGCGTCTGTCGCATCAATCCGCTCGACGAAACCGTGGTGCCGTGCCATTCGAACCAGTCGCGGCACGGGAAGGCTGGTCTGCTGAAGGCAAAAAACGAATTCACGGTTCCAGGCTGCATGTGGTGCCACGCATGGATTGATCAGAACCGCGTCGGCACGACGAAGCAGGCCAAGTTCGACGTTTGGGATCGGGCATTTGAGGAATGGGCGCCGGTCCGCGCCCGAAAGATGGGAGAAGCAAATTGCCAGTGATTCTTACGGTGCAGTTGCCAGCAGGGCGTCACTGCTTCAAGCGAAAGCACGGCATGGGGCCGGTGATCAGTTCCGAGATGCACCGGCCGCTTTTGACCACGGTTTACCGGATCGCTCGAATTCCGACCGTCAAGCGTCAAGTGATCACAGTCGTCGAAGTTGACGCATTCATCCCGGAGCGCCACCGAACACACATCGCGCCAAGCGATCAACGGTGGATAGAGCCCGGTGTCTTCCGAACGAAGGCGTACTGGATCGACAACAAGAAATCGCGCGTGCTCGGGCAGTTCCTTGTGAGCGGGGCGTTCGAATTGGATTTGAGGGAGGCGGAATGAGCGCACACGCATACATCTTCTATGCCGACGTGCCGGAACGGCTGGTCGAGTCGGCCGTGCAGCATCGAGACAGCGTGACGGGCGCGCAGCTCATCGCGTTCGACGAATGCCCGTACAGCGGCGAGATCACGGAAACGCAACACGGCATCCAGATCGAGTACTCGTGGCCGGTCAACGTTACCTATCGGCACGCGCTCGGCGACTGGTTCACGCACCACGGTATCAGCTTCACGGTCGTCATGTGACGGCGCGGCAAGCGGTTCAAGCGTGTTTGTCAGAAACACTTGGAGAATAGCCCACATGAGAGATTTGCCGAAGAGCGTGCAGGAAATCGCCGACGTGATCGGCCGCGACAAGGCGTTGCACCTGATCCGCAGCTTGCCGACCTATGTAGCCGGCAAGCCGGGCAAGCGGTGCACGCGAGTGATGCTGTACGTTCCGCAGCGGTTGCGCTTGGATCATCCGCTGGTGCTGATCCTGGGCTTCGAGGATGCGGCGAAGATGGTTGACCACTTCGGCGGCGAATGCCTGCAACCGGCGAACTGCTCGGGGAACAAGGGCGGTCGCCCGAAGAAAAACCCCGACGTGGAATTAAAGGACCCCGAATCACAGAATGGCGACGTTATCCACCACGGGGTTTTGTCCATGCTGATGCCTTTCCACGGGGTTGCCCGTGCTTGAGTTCATCCACCGGTATTTTCCTGGCGCGGAATGGGCCGTTGCTGCCTTGTTCGGCTCCATGGTCGCGGTGCCGTTTCATGACGAGCTGAAGACGAAACGCGGGTTCGCCGTGTTCGTCTTTACGGGCGTCGTGTGCGGTTACTTCCTGACCGTGCCGACCATCCGCTACTTCCACATCAATCAAGACTCAGCCGGCGGCGTTGGCTTCTTGCTCGGTGCGTTCGGCGGCTCGCTGATTTCCGCCGTCCTTCGGGCGATCAAAGAAGCGGATCTGTGGGCGCTGGTGAAGTCGCGTTTCGGGGGCGGCGGCCAATGACCACCATCAACGTGATCGCCGCTTTCGTGCTGATGGCATGGGCGTGCTGGTGCGGTTTCTCGCGAAGCGTCAACGACGGCATCGTGGGCAAGTGCATCTACGCCTTGATCGCGGTGGCATCGCTTGCGATCGTCGTCGGAGAAGCCGAATTGCAGACGTACCGAATCCTGGTCGTGTGCTTTGCAGCTCTGGGCGTGCGGCATTACTACCTGCGCTACCTGAAGAAGCGCGTTTTCAAGAGGGCAACGAGCTAATGGCACGAATCAGTGCGCAACAGGCCGGCGGACAGAACCGCGTGGCCTTTCTCGACATGATCGCCGCGAGCGAAATCGGCTCGGCGCTTCTGGCGAAATCGAACGACGGCTACAACGTGTTGGTGGGTTCGACGCCGGCAAGGCCGATGCTGTTCTCGTCGTATGTGGCTCATCCGAACATCTACAACACGGTCCTGAATTCGACGGCAGCAGGGCGCTACCAACTGCTGTTCCGTTGGTGGGTGCCGTACCAAAAGCAACTGAAGCTTCCGGACTTCGGCCCGCTGTCGCAGGACATGGTGGCGTTGCAGCAGATTCGCGAGCGGAAGGCATTGCCGCTGATCGACGCGGGCCAGATTTCGGCAGCCATTGCGGCGTGCTCGAACATCTGGGCGTCGCTGCCGGGGAACGGCTACGGGCAGCACATGAACGAACTGTCGTTCCTGACGCGGGCATACCAGGCGGCTGGTGGGGTGGTGACGGTATGAATGCGCAAATGAAAGTGTGCAAGACATGCCCCGGTGCATACCGAGTGTTTGATACCGAGTCGGGGCAGTGCTTCATATGCAGAAGCGGTGGCCTGTTCCGCGACGGCAAGCCGGTGATTCCGCAGCCGCAGCCGATTTCCGGAAGCGCCGATCCAGCTCGGTGGATGCCGAGCAAGGGCGAAGTCGTCCTGGCCGTCGTGTGCCTGGGCGTGTTTGTGGCTGGCATGTTCGCCGGTCGTTATGGAACGGCGCCGGTTTGCGAGCCGGCGCATACATCGAGGGCTTATCAAGCGTGAATACCGATCGAGTCATCCAACAGCCGCAGTTCAATCGCATGGGGCCAACGCCAGCTCATCGCGATCCGGTGCCGACGTATCAGGCGCCGGTTGCACCGGAAACGCGTGGCGATATTCGACCGAGGGCTGAAAACGAATGAGCGTCTACGCGAAGCTGGTGGCCGCTGGCCTCGTCGTCCTGATGTTGGCGGCATTCGGTTGGCGCATGCATCACGCGGGCTATGTGCGGGGTGCGGCGGACGTGCAGGACCGCTGGGACCGGCAAACGGCCCAGGCGAGCCAGCAGACGCAAGCGGCTATCGCACAAGCGGCCAGCGATGCCCTGGCGAATTCCCACGCGGCGGGGGTGGTATCGGCCGCAGCAGAACAGCACCAGGCGAACGTCGCCGAGGTGCATGACCAACTGACGAAGCGAGTGCAGGACTATGCGAAATCTCAACCCGTATCGAGCGCGACACATGGCCAAGCGAACGCGGATCAATCTGGCCGTGCTGATGGCCCTGTCCTGGATGCTGTCGGGCTGCGCATCTGGAACGATGCCAACGCCGGCACTGGTGGCGGTAACGGCAGCGCATCCGCAGGTGCGGGCGTTGCTGCTGGCGAAGTGTCCGGACGAATTGCCGGCGGCCGCTGATGGTGAGCTGGTGACGCTGCTGCGGAACCACGTTGACGCGGCCGTGGAGTATCACGCGTGCCGCAATCGCCAGGCCGATCTGGTCCAGGCGATCCGGTCGCAGAAAGGTATTGACATCGTGCCGTGATCGGTGGCAGGTCGGCCGCAGTTATCCACAGGAAATGCGACATGTGGATATCCTGTGGATAACTTGGGTCCTTCTGGGAGGGGGTGCCTGCGGGGGTCAATGCACCGCGAAGATAAAAATCTGGGTGGGTTTTTGAAGCGCGGACTACGACTATCACCCCGACCGTAAGCAGTTGACTGCGAAACAGAAAGTGATTTTCCGGAAGTAGTTTACCTATGTCAACACGGGGAAAGGGACGGGTAGTCAACCGCGCTGACCTGGCTGAAATCCACGGCGTTGCGCTGACGACCATCGACGCCTGGGTGCGCGCTGGGTGTCCGGTGTTGCAACGCGGCTCGCGCGGAATCGAATGGGCGTTCAACACGGCCGACGTGGCGCGCTGGCGCGAGGACGAGCGTGCGAAGGCCGCCGCCGGCACGGTGCCCGACGACGTGGAAAAGCTGGTGCTGCGCAAGCTCCAGGCCGAAACGCTCACGGCAGAGCTGAAGCTGGCGAAGGAGCGGGACGCCGTGGCACCGGTTGCCGAGTTCGAAAAGGCCACCGCCCGCCTGCTTGCCACCATCCGCACGAACATGCTCAACATCCCCGCGCGTGCCGCGCTCCGGCTGCTGGGCGAAACGAACGAGACAGCGTTTAAACGAGTTTTGCGAGAAGAAATCACCCTGGCGCTGGAAACGTCGGCCGACGCTGACGTAGTGCTGGACGACGAAGAAGAACAGGACGACGAAGAATGACGGACGCATTCGACCGCGGAAAGGCCGCGCGCTTGTGCGACGAGCTGGCCGCCGAACTGGCGAAGCTTGACCCGGAGCCCGAGCACATCCAGAAGGTTGGCGGTTGCCTCACGATGACGAAGTGGATGATGGAGCCGATGGCTAGGAATCTTCGGCTTGGCATCTACGATTGCCTTGTGCCGGGCGCAGAGCGTCCGCAATGGATGAAGGACTGATAACGCCTTTCATGCGTGACCTGTTCAGCAATATCCCCGCCATCGCGCGCGCCGTTCGCCGCGCCGCGCGCAACCTGATCCCGCCCGCCCACATGCTGCCGTCGCAGTGGGCCGAAGCGAATCTGAAAATCCCCGCCGGCAACTCCGTGCCGGGGATGATCCGCTTCGACAACGCGCCGTATCAGCGCGGCATGATCGACGCCATCGTGGAACCCGGCATCCGTCGCGTGTCGTACATGACGGGTGCGCAGCTTGGCAAGACGACGGTTCAGCAGGGCATCACTGGCTATTTCATCGAGCACGACCCCCGCAGCCAGATTTTCATCCAGCCCACGCAGGGCGACGTGCAGACGTTCCAGGAAACGAAGCTGCGCCCGATGCTGGACGCGAACCCGAAAATCGCGAAGCGCATGGCGAAGGCCCGCGGACGCGACGGCGCAAACAACAGCCGGATCATTTCGTATATCGGCGGCTGGCTGATGTTCGGCTGGGCCGGCTCGCCGCGCACGCTGCGCGGGCGCTCGGCGCCCGTCACCCAGGCGGACGAAGTGGACGGCATGACGGCCGATACGGGCGAAGGCGATCCGCTCGAGCTGCTGGCCCAGCGCGCGGCGACGTTCGGGGATTTGCAGCTTCGGACGGAAAGCAGCACGCCGACAATCAAGGGCGAATCGCGCATCGAAACGTCGTTCCTTGCTGGCGACCAACGGCGCTTCTATGTGCCGTGCCCGGATTGTGGCGAGCAGCAGTATCTGAAGTGGTCGCAAGTTCTCTGGAACGGCCGCGACAACTTGGAGGGAGACCAGGACCCCGACAGTGCGCGCTACGTATGCGAGCACTGCGGCAGCTTGTGGGATGACGGCCAGCGCGTGGCGGCAATCCGCACGGCCGAATCGAAGGGCGGCGGCTGGAAGGCGGCGAAGCCATTCAAGGGACACGCGTCGTTCCATGCGCCCGAAATGCTTTCGACGTTCCGCAAGCTGCGCGAAATCGTGCAGTCCTACCTGGACAAGCTGGCGGCCGGCGATCTGCAATCGTTCGTCAACGTGTCCCTGGCCGAGACCTTCGAGGAAACCGCAGAGAAGGCCGACCCGGAATCGCTCTACAACCGGCGCGAAGTGTACGCGGCCACGGTGCCGATGCACGGCCTCTACCTGACTGCCGGGGTTGACATGCAGCCGGACCGGTTGGAAGTCGAAATAGTGGCGTGGGGGCTGTTCGAGCGGTCATGGTCGGTTGCGTACCGCGTGCTGTGGGGCGATCCGCTGGCGGGCGACGTATGGGACGACCTGGACGACCTGCTGGCCGAGGAATGGCAGCACGAAAGCGGGGCCATGCTGAAGGTTCAGGCCACGTGCGTGGATACAGGCGGCAACAAGGGCTATACGCAAAGCGCGTATGAATACGTGCGCGCTAGGTCGGGGCGCCGCATTTTCGCTATCAAGGGGGTGCCGGGGTGGGGCCGCGCGATTGTCGAGAAGCCGCAACGCAAGCAGTCAGGTAAGCGCAGCCGGAAGGTGGATCTGTTCCTGGTCGGCGTAGACGAAGCGAAGCGGGTTGTCATGCGCCGTTTGGCGCTGCTGAAGGATGAGCCAGGCTATTGCCGTTTCCCGGTGGACGACGACCACGGTGAAGACTACTTCAAGCAACTGACGGCCGAAAAGCTGGTGACGAAGTTCGTGCGCGGCTTCCCCGTGCGGGAATGGCACAAGCCGGAAAAGGCTCGAAACGAGGCGCTGGATTGCCGCGTGTACGCGCTCGCCGCGCTGAAGATCATGAATCCAAGCATGAAGGCGCTGGCAAAAAGGCTCATTTTGGACACCAAAACGAGTATCCAGAGTGAAGAGACTCCGGAAAGCACCGAAAAATGGGCGGAAACCGTCGCAAACAGGGCTATCCGGCTGAAAGAGACGCTGGAAAAGGTCCGCGATGTCGCCAGTGCGGGGAAGCGAAACCCACACGTGGAACCGGATGCCCGAAACGGCAAAACTCCGGTTATCAAACGGGCGAAATCGCTTACCGCAGGCCGTCGCCGTGGAGGGTTCGCCACAAACTGGTAACACATGCGCGGCCAATTTCCGACCAGCATTCGTGCAGGCGTCACATTTGACCAAACCTTCCGGCTGAACCAGTACGAAGCGCCCACGTGGGCGCTTTCCGTGCTGCTGCGCGGCCCGAAGGCCATCAACATTTCCAGCAGCGCGGCCGATAGCGGCGCGCACCGCGCGCAGGCCGACGCGACGACGACGGCGGTCTGGCCCGCCGGCGAATACCTGTACTCGGTACGCGTCACTTCGGGCGCGACGGTGTGGGAAGTCGCGAGTGGCCTGGTCACGGTCGAAGCCGACTTGATGTGCATACAGGACGGCGCCGACGCTCGCTCGCATGCCCAGCGCACCCTGGATGCTCTTGAGGCCGTGATCGAAAAACGCGCAACGCGCGACCAGGAGCGCTACACGATCAACAACCGCGAGCTCTGGCGCACGCCGATTGGTGACCTGCTGAAGCTGCGGGACTACTACCGCGCCGAGCTGCGCCGCATGAAGGCGGTCCAGCGCGGGAATCTGTTCGGGCAACAGGTAAGGGCGGTGTTCTGACATGGGCTTGTTCGATTTCATCCGCTCGCGCGGAGTCGTGCCAGCGAAGCGCGGCCAGGTCCCCAATGCGCGCCCGGCGCAGGCGATGCGCGCCGCAGCGCGCGCCATCCGTTCGGCGTTCGAGTTCAAGGCCGCCGCCGGCGGCCGGCTGACAGGCGGATGGTCCGCAACGACCGTTCCGGCGGACTGGATCATCACTCGGAACCTTCGCCCGCTGGTCGCGCGCTCGCGCGAACAGTGCATGAACAACGATTACGCGAAGTCGTTCCTGCGCCTGTGCCGCCAGAACATCGTCGGCCAGAACGGCGTCGTCATGAAAGCCGCTTTCAAGAAGCCGCGAGGCGGCATGGATGCGGAAGTCAACGCAGCGCTGCGCGGCGCGTGGGCGAAGTGGGGGCACAAGAAGAACGCGAGCGTTACCGGGAAGCGCTCTTGGGCGGCCATCCAGCGGCAATGCGTGCAGAGTGCGGCGCAGGACGGTGAATTCTTCGTCCGCATCGTGACGGGTGCCGACGCGGGCCCGTGGGGCTTTTCGCTTCAGGTCATCGACCCGCTGCGGGTTCCAATCGACTACAACGTCGACCAGTACAACCAGAAGAATTTCATTCGGCACGGCATCGAGTTCACGCAATACGGGCGGCCTGTTGCATATCACTTGACGACGGTTGACGAGGGCGAAGCCGAATACCAATACGGTGGCGTCGGATATGTCCGCGTTCCGGCCGATGAAATGATCCACGGTTTCATCGAAGACCTGGTGGGCCAGAAGCGCGGTCTGCCGTGGATGGCCACGGCGCTGTTCCGCTTGAATCACATGGCGGGCTTCGAGGACGCGGCGATCATCAATGCGCGCGTGGGCGCGTCGAAGATGGGCTTCGTTCAGTGGCAAGAAGGCCGCGCGCCTGAATTCGATGATGGCGACGAGCCGGGCCTGGAGTTCGACGCCGAGCCAGGTACGTTCCCCGTTCTCCCCGATGGCGCGGAGCTGAAGGAGTGGCTGCCGCAGTATCCGGCTGGCGAGTTCCTTCCGGTCTACAAAACGCTTCTGCGCGGTGCGTCTGCCGGCATGGGCGTGGCCTACAACAACCTGGCGAACGACCTGGAGAACGTCAATTTTTCCAGCATCCGCCAGGGCACGCTGGACGAGCGCGAGCACTGGAAGGAAATGCAGGAATGGCTTATCGAAGACCTGATTCAGCCAGTCTTCGAAGCGTGGCTTCGCTACAGCCTGCTGAAGGGCCGAATCAAGGCGGGCAACGGCACCCCCCTGTCTGCCGCGCTTCTCGAAAAGCTTACCGATGCAGTGACCTGGCAGCCGCGCCGCTGGCAGTGGATCGACCCGACTGCGGATGTTGAGGCGGCCATCAATTCCATGAATGCGCTGTTGGCCAGCCCCGGCCAGATTATCCGAGATTGGGGTAACGACCCATCCGAAGTGTGGGCCGAGATCGCGGCAGACATCAAGGCGATGAGAGACGCCGGCATTCCAGAGCAATACATCATGGGCCTGCTTGCTGGAAAGCTGGCCAGTCCGACCGCGAGCGAAGGCGCGCACCCCAACAGCTAAGAACATGCCCGAAATCAAAGATCAACTTTCCGTTCGCGAAATCAACAGCCGGGGCGACTTCGTGCGCCAGGCCGAAGTCGTCGGCATCGACGTGGAGGCCCGCACGGTTGAGCTGGCGTTTTCGTCTGAGACTCCGGTGCGCCAGTGGTATGGGATGGAAATCCTGTCCCACGCGCCCGACGCGGCCGACCTGTCACGTTTAAACGATGGCGGAGCGTTGCTGATGGACCACAACTGGGGCGACCAGGTGGGCGTCATCGAGTCGGCGCGCATTGACGGCGATGGGCGTGGCCGCGCCGTGGTCCGCTTCGGAAACGGCGCTCGCGCCAGCGAGATTTTCCAGGACGTGCAGGACAAAATCCGCCGTCACGTGTCGGTCGGCTACCGAGTCCTGGAAATCGTCCTGACGGAACAGAGCGAAGACGGGCCGGACGTGTACACGGTCACGCGCTGGCTGCCCTATGAAATCAGCTTCGTGGCGGTTCCGGCGGACACCACGGTGGGCGTCGGCCGCTCGCTCGCGCCGGAAAACCCACACGTGGAACCGGTGGCCGCGCCGCAAGAGAATCAGCCCGTGCCCAGTGTCGGGCGAAGCGAAAACCATTTGACAGGACAGCGAAACATGCCCGATCCGGTGCAGGACACGCAACAAACCATCGACGCCAACGCGGTGCGCCGCGAGGGCAGCGAAGCCGAGCGCAGCCGCGTTCGCGAAATCATCGAAATGGGCGACCAGTACGGCGCGGCAGACCTGGCGCGCGACTTCGTGAAGGACGGCAAGTCCGCCGCCGAGTTCCAGCGTGCGCTGCTGGAGCATGTCGAGAAGCGCCAATCGCGCCCGCTGTCGGACCAGACACGTGATGCGGCGGTTGGCCTGACCGACAAGGAAGTCGGCCAGTACCGCTTCATGAACGTGGTTCGCGCGCTGGCGAATCCGACCGATCGGAAGGCGCAGGAAGGTGCGGCGTTCGAAATCGAGGCGAGCCGTGCGGCCGCCGACAAGCTGGGCAAGGAAGCACAGGGCATTCTGGTGCCGCCCGAGATTCTGGCGCGCTCGCTGAACATGGGTTCGAACGGTCAGACGGGAGCAGGCAGCACGGGCGGCGCATCGGTCGCAACCGACCTTCTGGCGGTCGCGTTCATCGACCTGCTGAAGAATGCGACTACCATTATGCGGCAGGGGCGCGTGCTCGGTGGCCTGGTCGGTAACATCGATATTCCGAAGAAAACGTCGCGCTCGCAGGGCTACTGGATCGGAGAAGAAGACAACGCACCGGAACAGGAAATGGACCTGGGCCAGATCGCGCTGTCGCCGAAGACCGTCGCGGCCTATTCGGACATTTCGCGCAAGCTGATGCAGCAGTCCAGCCTGGATGTGGAGGCGCTGGTGCGCGCTGACCTGGCCGAAGCGCTGGGCCTGGCCATCGACCTGGCGGGCTACTATGGATCGGGCAGCGACCATCAACCGCGCGGCATCGCGAACTACACGGGCATCAACGCTGTTCCGTTTGCCGGCACGTTCCCGACCTACGCTGAAATCGTGGCGATGGAAACGGCTATCGCGTCGAAGAACGCGGCCGTGGAGAACATGGCCTATGTCGTGGACGCGGCGACCAAGGGCGCGGCGAAGACCACCCAAAAATTCCCCGGCACGCCGACCGGCGCGACCCTGTGGGAGCAGGGCGACACCATGAACGGCTATCGCACCGAGGTGACGAACCAGTTGCACGACGGCGACGTGTTCATGGGCAACTTCGCCGATCTCATCATCGCGCTGTGGGGTGGCCTGGACCTGACGGTGGACAAGATGTCCCTGTCGAAGTCGGGCGGTACGCGGATCGTCGTGTTCCAAGACGTGGATTTCGCGCTGCGACGTGTCGAGTCGTTCGCGCTGGGCCGCAAGAAGGCGGGCGCATAACGGGCAGCGCCCGGTAGTAACGAAAACGGGCCGCACTGACGCGGCCCGTTTCGCAAGAGGATATGAAAATGGCTTTCGAGCGTGGCGTAGTGGTGGAGCTGACGCGACCGGTGTTCGTGGACGGCGAAATGATGGAGGCGGGTGACCTGGTGGAGATGCCCGCGAGCGAGGCGCGCGCGATGAAGGCGCGGAAACAGGCGCGCGACCCGCAGGAACGGGCCGGCAAGGTCGCGGCAAAGGGTAGGGGTGCCTGATGCCTTCGCATCCGTCCTGGGACGACCTGGACGAATTCCTGGAGTCCGACGATTTCGCCAGCCTGGCAACCATCACGCTGAAGGGCGGTGCCGTGCTGCGCGATGTGGCGGGCATCTTTGAAGAGCCGGGCATGTCCGCGGCGATCGGCACGTTCGAGCAAGACACGACGCGGCCGACGTTCCTTTGTAAGTGGTCGGACGTTTCGGCCGTGCGTCGTGGCGACCTGTTCGTGATTCCCGACGACACCGGCATGCTGAAGAACTATGAGGCGCACAAGACGCCAGCGCGAACTGGTGACGGCATGGCCGTGGTGTCCCTGGAGCCGTCGCTTTGATCGATATCTCGATAGACGAAATCGGCCTGGAAAGCGTCGAAGCGTTCCTGGCCGCCACGCCGAAACAGGTTGACGCGGCGATGGCGTCTACGTTCATCAAGATGGCTCGGTGGCTTACCACCAAGTCGGTGCGCGAGCTGGCGAAGCATTTGAAGCTGCCGCAGAAGGAGGTGCGTAGGCGTTTGCGTACCTTTCGCCTGGCGCGTGTGGCGGGCGGCAAGGGCGTGCGAGTGTGGTACGGCCTGGACCCGATGGGCATGATTCACCTGAATGCCAGGCAGACAAGGCAGGGCGTTTCTGCCTACGGCGGGCGCTTTGTGAAGGGCGCATTTATCGCGAACGGTCGAGCCGGGGCGGGTGGCCCTGCATCGAGCAATCGCCAGGTGTTCGTCCGCGAAGGAAAGGCGCGTCTACCGATCAAAAAGGTATCCGTGGAGCTGGGCGACGAGGCGCAGACGTACATCGAAGACCATCTGCTGTCCGGCGCGCAATTCACTGCGCGGTTTTTCAAAGTGTTCGAACACGAGCTGAAATGGCGACAAACACGGTAGTTCAGGTATCGGCGTATCAGGATGCCGTGGTGGCCAAGATCCGGGCCGCGTTCCCTGACTTCAAAACGGTGGAGTTCGACCGCGAAGAAGTGGACCGCGACGAGCTGGAGGCCTGCGACCTGCCGGCGATCCTTCTTGACCTGAACGAGTTCGAAGAGGCCAGCGAAGACGATCGTGGCAACGGCCAATCGCCGATGCGCGGGCGCGTCGAGGCGCGCGTGGTCATCGGGTATCGCACGACGCGAGCGAAGACCGCAGCGCGCGCGGCAGCCGGCACCCTGGCTGCCTGGATGCGTTTGCGCCGCTTCACGGGCGAGAACGTATGGACTGAACCGGCGAAGGTGATCGGGGCATATCGCGACGACTTCTCGCCAGGCATGGACCGATACACGGTTTGGCGCGTGGAGTGGGCGCAGGTTTTGCACCTGGGCGAAGACGTTTGGAAGGATGGCGGCACGACGCCGGGCAACCCGACTTACAGCTTTGCGCCAGACATTGGCTTGGGGAACGAGGCGCATTACCAGCCGCTGCTTCCATCGGGGGCGCGGGCATCATGAGTCAAGACATTGGCGAGCTGCAGCGGCAGATTTCCCAGCTTGTCCGCATCGGCGTGGTGATCGAGCTGGTCGCGGGGACCGACACGGCAATCGTGGAGATTGGCGGGGTCAATTCTGACCCGATGCAATGGACGACGCAGCGCGCCGGACCTGATGCCGACTGGTGGGCGCCAGAACCCGGCGAGCAGGTCGTGGTGTTCGCGCCGTTCGGTGATATGGCCCAGGCGTTCATCGCTTTCTCGCTGTACCAGGACCAGTTCGCCGCGCCGTCCACGAATCCGAATGTGCGTCGCCGGACGTACAAGGATGGTGCGGTGGAGCAGTACGACCGCAGCGCGCACGCCTACCTGCTTTCCATCCCGAGCGGCGGCAGCTTCACGGTTCAGGTTGGCGGCTCGTCCATGACGCTCACTGACGGAAAACTGACGTTCAACGTGGCGCAGGTTGAGCACGTTGGCGACCAGGCGACGTTCGGCGGCCAGGCGGTGGTGAAAAAGCTGCTGACCTGGTTGTCTGGTGTCGCGGGCAATGCAGGGAGTGGTGGTGGCGCAAACAGCATCCGGGGCGGCGTCAACGTGACGCAAGGCGACGTGGTTGTGGATGGCATCGGCGTGAAGGCTCACCACCACATCGAGCACGACGGGCCGCCCACCGGTTCCGCCCAGGCGCAAGACTAAACCCACACGTGGAACGGGGGACTGGCGAAAGCCAGAATCCCGTCCATGAACGGCACCTGCTCCACGACCGGAAAACCGCTTACCGGCATTGCTCACTTGAAGCAATCCATTGCGGACATCCTGAACACCCCGAAGGGTAGCAGGGTGATGCGTCGCGAGTACGGCAGCGACCTGCCTGAGCTGGTGGATGCCCCCATGAATCTGTCCACTCTGTCGCGCATCTACGCGGCGACCGCGCGCGCGATTCATCGGTGGGAGCCACGATTCAAGGTGCGGAAGGTGACCGTGGTGAACGCGCAGCCTGGCGCGCTGGAGCTGGACCTGTACGGCACGTATCTGCCGGACGGCCAGCCGGTAAAGCTCGATGGTATTCGGGTGTCATAATGTCGAGCGCCTATATCGCTGTCGATCTTTCGACGCTTCCGCCGCCGCAGATTATCGAAGCCCTGGACTTCGATACGATTTTTGCGGACCTGCTGGCCGAGCTGATTTCGCGCGATAGCACCTTTACCGCGTTGGTTGAATCTGATCCGGCCTACAAGGTTTTGCAGGTCGCGGCGTATCGCGAAACCTTGCTGCGTCAGCGCGTGAATGAGGCGGCGCAGGCGTTGCTGTTGGCGTATGCCGTGGATGGCGACCTGGACCAGATCGGCGCGAATTTCGACGTTCAGCGTCTGGTGGTCACGCCTGCGGACAACACGACCATTCCGCCAACGCCGGCCGTCATGGAGCGCGACGAAGCGTTCCGCGCGCGCATTCAACAGTCTTTCGAAGGCTTCAGCAGTGCCGGCCCGGTTGGCGCGTACCAGTTCCATGCGCTGTCCGCGTCGGGTCTGGTGCTCGACGTGAGCGTTACGACGCCGCAGGCGGGGACGGTGCTAGTCACTATCCTGCATGCGAACGGTGACGGCGGGGCGGCGAATGACGCGAATGGTGCGCTGATTGCGACGGTGCGCGCCGCGCTCAATGCTGACAATGTGCGCCCGCTGTGCGATACGGTAATTGTGCAGTTCGCGACGATTCTCCCGTACTCCATCAACGCAACGCTGGAAATCGACGCCACGGTGGACCAGGACGCGGTGCTGTCGCTCGCGCGAGCGCAGGCACAGGTGTACGCGAATAGGGTTCACAAGTGCGGTGGCGCTCCAACTATCGCGGGTGTTTATGCCGCTCTGTGGGTGACGGGCGTTCAAAACGTGACGCTGAACGCGCCGGGCATCCAGGCTGACATGGCCGCAGCAAAGACGCAGGCATCGTATTGCACTGGTGTCACTGTGGACGGGGTGAAGGTCTGATGGCGGATGCCAGCCTGCTGCCGCCGAGTGCGACGAGGCAAGAGCGCGCGATTGCGCTGTCTCTCTCTCGCCTGTCTGCCGTTCCGGTTCCGCTCCGAACGCTCTACAACCCGGCAACGTGCCCCGTCAATCTTCTGCCGTGGCTCGCGTGGTCGTTCTCGGTTGGCGAGTGGGATAGCAATTGGCCGGAAGCCACGAAGCGCGCCGTTATCGCGGCAAGCGTTGCCGTGCACCGGATCAAGGGCACGAAAGCGTCTATCACGATGGCGCTCGCTGCGGCGGGCTATCCGGATGCGACGGTCATCGAGGGCGATTCGGACAACACATACAACGGCGTAGTGCAATTCGATGGCAACGCGACATATGGGGCAGCGAACACGACGAATTGGGCGCATTACCGCGTGCGTCTTGGTCATCCGATTTCTAACGCGCAGGCCCAGCAGGTGAAGCGAATCCTGGCGGCGACAGCGCCGGCGCGGTGCGTGCTGGTGGCTCTCGAATTCGACGCTGTGGCCGCGACGTATAACGCGGCGATTAATTTCGATGGCACGTATAACTATGGGATTGTTGGCTGATGGCAAATCAACCTGAACAGGATCAGTGGGACGCCGGGGTCTATCAGATCGAAAAGACTGATCCGGTCCTGGGCGGCCTTGGCGGCATTGCGAACGCGCCGCTTTTGAACCTGGCGAATCGCACGAAGTACCTCTACAGCCGCATTCAGGAAATCTTGGGTGTCGGCAAGGGCTACGCGATCGCTGGCGGGACGGCAAACGCCATCACGTGCAGCTACACGCCGGCCGTTTCGGCCATCGCTGACGGGCAGACTTTCAAGGGCAAGGTGGCGGCGGCCAACACGGGGGCAACGACGTTCACACCGAACCCGGCGGCCCAGGGCGGCATTGCGCCGCTTCCGGTTTATGGGCTGGATCTTCAGCCGCTGTCCGGCGGCGAAATCGTCGGCCAATTCGCGGTTCAGTACAACGCGAGCCTGAACAGCGGTGGCGGCGCATTCGTCCTGGTTGAGAATCCGGGGGGCATCGCTCGCGCTATTGCGCCGGCGGTGGCCGACAACAGCGCAGCGATCGCGCCCACGTCGTGGATTCGGTCGATTTTTGCACCGCTCGCGTCGCCGGCATTCACGGGCAGCCCGCAGGCGCCTGTGCCGCCGCAGTTCGACAACAGCACGAAGCTGGCGACGACAGCGTTCGTGCAACAGGCGCTAGGCAACTTTCAGGGTTTTGTTCCGCTTACCGCGTCGGCAACGCTTACCGCAAGCCAGACGGGCTCGTTTATCGAGGCGAGGGGAACTTCTGGATATTCGATTGCGCTGCCGCCTCCGTTGACTCCGGGTCTGGTGTTCACGATCTTTAACGCCAACAGCAATTCAGTCACGCTATCCACCTCAATCGGAGCGATCTATTCGGCTAACAACTCGTCGTCTAGCTACATTTTGACGGTTGCACAGTCTGCACAATTGGTGAGCGACGGGTCGAACTGGGTTGTCATTTCTGGGCAAGCGGTCGGCGCGCTCTTGACCAACGGCTATCAGAAGCTCCCGAGCGGCTTGATTATCCAGTGGGGGGCTGCAACCACGAACTCATCGGGGGGCGCGACCGTCACTTTCCCGATTGCATTCCCCAATCAACAGCTTGGCGCGGTCGCATCGATCAACGCAACGCTTACAACGGGTCTAGTTTCAACGTATAACTTCAGCAAGCCAAGCATGAGTATCGGGACGCAGAGTTATCAAACAAATGCAGGTGCCAGCGCGGCCGTCACCTACTTGGCATGGGGGTTCTGAGAATGGGTCAAAAATTCGCAGCCTTCGACTCGCAAGGCAACATCACCGCGTTCTACGACAGTATCGACAGCCCGGTACCGGAAGGGGTCCCGGCTATCGAAATCAACGATGCAGAATGGCAGACGTGCATCAGCCAACAAGGCCAGTGGCATGTGTCGAGCGATGCGCTTGCGCGGGTTCCGCCACCGACGGCTGCCGAGCAACTCGCATCCGTAAAGGCATCGGCAATTGCGGCGCTGAGCGCGGCATGCCAGGCGGCAATCCTGGCTGGTTTCACATCGTCGGCCACTGGCTCGGCAACGTTCTACCCAACGACAGACGCCGACCAGCGCAACCTTCAGAGTTCTGCTTTGGCTGCAGCGTGGAGCGCCGGGGCCGAGGGCTGGCACGTGTCCCTGTGGTGCCGGCAGGGCGACGCCTGGGCGTATGTCGAGCACACGGCCCAACAGGTGCAGCAGGTGAACGCGGATTGGGTGACGTTCCGCGCGTCTGCGCAACAGAAGTATGCGGCCGCCATCGACCAGGTGAACGCGGCCACGACCGCGGACGCCGTGCGAGCTGTCGCGGTCTAGTCGCAGGTGTCGTTTAAACAGAATAGCCGCCCACGGGCGGCTTTTTGTGCTTAAACCCCCACGTGGAACGTAAGTCGTGCAAACGAGAATATGGCGGCAATCTGAAACTAGACCGCCCCATAGGCCAACATGAGCACTGACTTTTTGCATGGCGTCGAGGTCCTGGACATTGACGACGGCCCGCGCAGCATCAGCGTTGCGTCGAGTTCCGTAATTGGCATCGTCGGCACTGCGCCGAATGCCGACCCGGTCGCATTCCCGCTCAATAAGCCGGTTCTCATTGCCGGCTCGCGAAAAGAAGCGGCGAAGCTGGTTGCACTCAGCACGTCGGCCGACAACGGCACGCTGCCGGATGCCATCGATTCCATCTTGAACCAGGCGAAAGCGGTTATCGTCGTCGTGCGTGTTGACGTTGCGCAGGATGCGGCAGCGCAGCGTGCGCTGGTGATCGGCGGGACGGACGCGAACGGCAACTATACGGGGCTTCAGGCGCTGATGGCGTCGGAGCACGAGCTTGGATTCAAGCCGCGCATCGTCATCGCGCCGGGCTTCACGCACCAGCGCGTCGCCGACGGCGTTTCGACGCTTTCCGTTGACACGCACGGCGCTGGCTATACCGATGGCGCGTATACGCTGGACGTGTCCGGCGGTGGCGGCGGCGCTGGCGCACTGGCTACCGCAGTCGTGAAAAATGGCGCGGTTTCGTCCTGCACGTTGACGCGCAACGGCTTCCATTACACGCAGCCGCCCACGTTCGCCATGCCGGCAGCAGCCGGCACGCCGACCGAGGCGGCGGTTTTCCATGCAACGGTCGGCGTCGTCGGCAACGCTGTGGTGGGCGTTCTGCAGGGCACCATCCTGAATTCGCTGCGCGCGATCGTAATCGCGGACGGCCCCGGCACGACCGATGCCGACGCAATCGCGTATGCCGGCGATTTCGGCAGCAGGCGCATCTACCTGGTTGATCCGCCGGTCACGAAGACCGATTCGCGCGGCAACAACGTGGTTTCCTATGCGAGCGCATGCGCCGCCGGCCTGCTGGCCCAGATCGACAACGACAAGGGATTTTGGTGGTCGCCGTCGAACCAGATCATCAGCGGTATCACGGGCACGGCGCGGCCCATTGATTTCACGCTGGGCGATACGACGAGCCGAGCCAACCTGCTGAACGCCAAGAACGTCGCGACGATCATCCGCCAGAACGGGTTCCGCCTGTGGGGCAACCGCACGCTTTCGAGCGATCCGAAGTGGGCGTTTCTGTGCGTGGTTCGCACCGCTGACATCATCGCGGACAGCCTGCAAGCGGCGCACCTGTGGGCGGTGGATCGCGGCATCACGAAAAACTACGTCAGCGACGTGGTGGAGGGCGTGAACGCGTTCCTGCGCAGCCTGACGGCGAAGGGCGCAATCCTGGGCGGCAAGTGCTGGGCCGACCCGGATCTGAACACGCCCGACCAGATCGCTGCCGGCAACGTGGCGTTCGACTTTGATTTCGGGGCGGTCAATCCGGCCGAGCGTGTGACGTTCCGCAGCCACATGACCAACGGCTATATCACCAGCATTTTTTCGACTTCGACGGGTTCGTAATCCATGCCGATCCAAGACATTCGCAAGTACTTCAACGTCTTCTATAACGGCTTCGGCATGGCGGGGAAGTGCGAGGAGTTCAACCCGCCGAAGCTCACCGCGAAGCTCGAGGAGTTCCTGGGCGGCGGCATGTTCACGCCGGTCGAAATCACGATGGGCATGGAAAAGATGGAATCGGATTTCACGCTCAAGTCGTTCGACAAGGGGGTGCTCGGCACGTTTGGCGTGACGGAAGGGTCGAGCCTTACCGTTTTCCTGCGTGAAGTCCTGGAAGACGACGAAGGCCAGGAAACCGGCGTGATTCACACGATGCGCGGCAAGGTCAAGGAGATCGACCCAGGCACCGTGAAGACGGGCGAGGCGGCAAGACTGAAGACGACGATGGCGCTCAAGTATTACCGCTTGGACCACGGCGGCACGACTGTTCTGGAAATCGACAGCGTGAACATGATTTTCAAGCAGAACGGCGTGGACAAGCTGGCGAACGCCCGCAGCCTGCTGGGCATGTAAGGTCATCGGGGCCAGCGCGTGGCGCTGGCCTGAAACTCACTTTCAAGACAACGAGGGAACACCATCATGGCTCGTACCAGTGCGAACGCATCGGGGAATGACGAGAAGAAGCCGAATCCGGTGGATTTCGTGGAATACGGCGACGGCTACGCAGATATCACGCTGTCGCGACCGCTCACGATGGGCGACGCGAAGGTGTCGGTTGTCCGCATGCGCGAGCCGGAAGTGCGGGACAACCTGGCCCATGAAAAGGCGAAGGGCAGCGAAGGCGAAAAGGAGGTGACCGTGTTCGCCAATCTGCTGGAACTGTCGCCGGAGCAGATTGGCCGCATGCCGCTGCGTGACTACCGTCGGCTGTCGGCGGCTTATTCGGGTTTTCTCGACTAGCGCCCGACTACATCCGAAGCGGTGCGCTTGCCCTGGCCAGTCATACCGGCTGGGGCGAATCGGAAATTCTATCCATGCCTGTATCGCGGTTCATGTGGTGGCTGAAAGGGCTGGAGTGATGGGCTAGCGAAGCATGGCGAATCGGCGTTTAAACGCAACTATCGTAATCGGCGGGGCCATCGCGCCCACGCTGAAAAGCACTTTTGGCGCGGTCAACAAAGGCATTTCCGGCGTTGGCAAATCGGTGCAGGACCTGGAGCGCCGTCAGAAGCTGCTGGGGCGCTCGATTCGTGAGTTCGGGCGGGCCGGCAAGGACGTTGACGGCCTGCGCAGTTCGTATGCGAAGCTGACCCAGGAGCTGGACCGCGCGCGCCGTGCCCAGGACCGGCTGGCGACCGCGCGTAAGCGTGCAGAGACCATCGTCGGGGTGGGCGGCTCTGTTCTGCGTGGCGTGGGTGTCGGCGTCGCTGCGGCTGGCCTTGCGGCGCGTCCGCTGCTCGGCGCTGCAATCGAGCGCGAAAACGCCATCAACGTGATTCGCAATTCCGGCGTGTCGAAAGAAGAGGCCGACGCAATGGTGAACGCTGCGAAGAATTCAAAGCAGTTTGGCGTATCCATCACCAAGGCCACTGATACCGTCGGCGAGCTGCGTACCGCGCTGGGTGATGCCCACCATGCCATCGAAGCGCTTCCGACCACGCTGAAGGCAATTTCCGGCCTACAACTCTACAATCGCGGCCACAAAAACCAGATTGGTGAGGATGCCGCGTATAGCCTTGCGAAGATCGCGGAGGAACGCGGCGGCGCTTCGTCCCCAGAGGCGCTGCGCGAAAAGCAAAACTGGGCGTTCAAAGCGCTTACCGGCTCTAACGGCGTCGTTACCGCGGACGATCAACTGACCGCAATTCGGCGCGGCAAGAGCGCTGTTGCGGCGATGGACGACCGCGCGTTCTTCGGCGACACGTTCTTGATGCAGGCTATGGGCGCGGCCCAGTACGGAACGGCGGAAAGCACGCTCTTTAATGCATGGATCGGCGGCCACCAGACGCATAGCGCGTTCGATCACATGATGAAGCTGGGGCTGCTGGATAAGAGCAATGGGAAGGTTAAGTTCGACAAAACCGGCAAGGTAAAAACGGTTTCGCCCGACGCGCTGATTCACAACGACTTGTTTATGAAGGACCGGCAGGCGTGGGTGGACAAGTACCTGATTCCCATCGCTCGGGCTAACGGCGTCGATATGAACGACCCGGCGCAGATTGCGAAATTTGTAAACAGCATCGCGTCGAACACGAACGCAGCGAACATCCTCACGCAGCGCATGCGGTTCTCGCACAACATCGCGAAAGACCGGCACAACGTTGATATCGCAAACGGTGTGGACGAGTCTGACGTGGCTAATCGTGCGTCCACTGCCGGCAAGGTCGACAACGCGCGCGCTCGCCTGGATGATGCCGAGGCGCGCATGGGTAACGTTCTGCTGCCGGTATTCGCCAGCGCGATGGAGAAAGCGGCGTCCGCCCTGGAAGGGCTGAACAAGTTCGCCGACGAGTCGCCAACCGCGTTCAAGGTCGCGACCGCCGCATTCGTCGGGCTCACCGGCGCTGTGGCTGCCCTGACTGTGGCCGGCGGTGTGTCGAAGCTGGCGACCGTCGGGCTTACTGCCGCAATGACCACGCTGGGCGGATCGATGGACACGACGGCGGCGACCGCTGGGCGCGCGTCCACGGGCCTGATGGGGTTCCTGGGCAAGCTGGGCCTGGTTGGTGCGCTGTCTACCACTGCGCTGGCCGCAGCCAAGGCTGCCGGCCTGCCCGACGTCGATGAATCGCAGGGCGTTAAGGACGTGAGGGCGGGGAGCTGGCTTTCCGCATCTGCGCATCTTCCTGCAGGGACATTTTTGCGCGCCTATTCAGCGCATTTGATGGGGCGGTCGAATGATGAAATCGCTGCGTCGGTTTCTGGTGGCGAGAATCCATCCGAACTGCTTCCCAAAATCCCGCCGAGGGCAACGGCTGGCAATGCTGGAGCGCCTGCGCAAGACAACCGGCAGTATCACATAACGATTAACCAGCAGCCTGGTCAATCTGGCGCGAGCGTGGCCAACGACGTAACGAAGAAGCTGGGCGGTCCGGCAAAATCCGGCCTTGGTTCCGGCCTGTATGACACGGGGTTTTAAGACATGGCAGCAGATAGCGGGAACATGCCCGCGATGATGGTCCTGGGCGACTACCTGTTTTCCATCAACACGCTCGTATTCCAGGAGTGGGCGCGCTCGACTGAGTGGCGGTGGCCGGCGCAGGAGCGCATGGGCCAGTATGACGCCCTGCAATTCACCGGGCCGGGGCCGGATACGCTTGAGCTGCCCGGCGTCCTGTTCCCGAACTGGCGGGGCGACATAAACGGCCTGGACGAGCTGCGAAGCATGGGCGATGTGGGTCAGCCCTATCAGCTTGTGGACAGCATGGGCTATGTGCAGGGCCGCTGGATCATGGAGCGCCTGGACGAGCGGCAGTCTCATCACATGGTGGACGGAACCCCACAGAAGGTCGATTTCACGTTGCGCCTGCGCAAGTTCGATGACGGCGAGGAAACCGACGACGGCGCGAGCATCCTGGACAAAGCCACGGGCGCACTATCGTCCGTTGCAGGCGCCGGCAGTGCGCTTTCTGGCGTCGCTGGTGTGGTGGGGAAGATTCAAAGCGGTGCTGCGTCAGTGCTGGGCGACCTTAAAAGCGCGGCCGCCCAGGTTCAGGCGGCCGTCGCCCCGGTGCTTGCGGATGCGGCGAGCGTCGTTGGCGCAGTGAATCGCGGAATCGCCGTGGTGAACGACATCCGCAACGTTGCTTCCCAGGTGGAGCAGCAAGTGAAATCCATTGGAAATATCGGGGCGGCGCTGAGTGGCGCAACAACCTTGTTCGAAAAGGCTCGGGCACTTGGGATTCATGCCGCATCAGCAAGTGCCGTAATAGCGAATATCAGCTCGATGGCGGGCACGCTTCCGGCCGCCGCTACATCTGCACTGTCCGCCGCACACAACGCCACCAAGGGCGTTTCGGGGCTTCTGGCGAGCACTCAAAGCGCAGCGCAATCCATCTTGTCGAAATTCCCATGAGCCAAACCTACGTTTCTCGCGATGGCGATACGCTCGACTACATCGCATACGTGCAATACGGGAAGGTCTCGCCGGAGATCCTTGGCGCGATCCTGGCGGCCAATTATGGCCTGGCTGACCTGGGGCCGCTGCTGCCCATCGGCACGCCCGTTGCGCTTCCTGTGATCGACGTGGCAACGCAGACCGCGACCAGCAACGAGGTATCGCTGTGGACGTAGGAATCGAGCCATCCTACGCGCTCAAGGCAAACGACGATGACATTACGGCGATCATCCGCGATCGCTTTGTATCGCTGTCGCTGACGGACGAAACGGGGGAGAACTCCGACAAGCTCGAAATCGTGCTGGCTGACCACGACGAGGCGACGCGCATCAAGGTTCCGCCGCGTGGCGCAGAGCTTGCGCTATCGCTTGGATACGACGGCGTGCTGGTTCCGAAAGGCATTTTCGTGTGCGACGGGGTTAGCGTGAAGGGGTTCCCCGAGCAAATGACGATTCACGCGCACGCTGCGCCGTGGGAGCAGACGCCGAAGGGGAAAAGCGATTTCCAATCGCATAAGACGCGGTCCTGGAAGGCGGGAATTACCATCGGCGCAATGGTGTCGAAGATCGCGAACGAGCACGGCATGGCCGCCATCGTTTCGCCCGCGCTCGCATCGGTCAAGTTGCCGCACTTCGACCAGTCCGAAGAATCGGACATGAACCTGCTTCTGCGTGTCGCGAAGAAGTACGACGCCATTTCGAAGCCCGCTGGTGGGAAGCTGATTTTCGCGAAGCGCGGCGACGCCACGACGGCATCCGGTGCCGCGCTTCCGAAAATAAAGGTGGATAGAAGCGACTGCGGTGCATACGAATGGAACACCAGCACGCGCGAATCCGCGGGCACTGTCGTGGCCTATTGGCACGCGAAGCGCGCCGCGCGCCGGCACGAAATCCATGTCGGGGAGGGTGAGCCTGTGAAGCGGCTCAAGCAGTATTTCCCGACCCAGGACATGGCCCTGGCGGCAGCGCGTGCCGAGCTGGCCCGGCGCGCGCGTGGCGCTTACACATTCTCGGTCAACATACCCGGCACGCCCGCGCTTACGGCTGAGTGCATTCTGGACGTGACCGGGTTCCGCGACGAGATAAACGGCGAATGGCTCGCCAAGCGCGCCGAGCATATCGTGAACAAGGACGGAGCCTATCGCTGCATCGTGGAATGCGAGCTGCCGAACGGCAACGAAGAGGTCAAGGACACTATGAACGGAACCGTTTCCGATAATTCGCGATAAATAAGGGCTCCATGTTACCGGTCAGCAGTTCGAGCGCAACTACGACGTGCTGACCGCCAGCCGATGAAACGAAGCCCGCCTAGCGCGGGCTTTTTCGCGGTTCATCGCACATTTCCGGGGAACGCGGGGAAGGCCGTCGGTGTTCGGCCATAAAGAGACGGTCGTCGATGTCGCCCATTTACGGAACATTCTATCGATTCGACGACACGGTACGAGATCGATCGATGGTCCCCGACGGCTTTGTCAACCTTTTATACTGCCACTCTGCCCACGATGTAAGCGCAATGCCCATTAAACTGGAGCCGTAGAATAGGGCCGCGCGCCACGACATGAGACACCAATGTGGGTCCCGGCTGGCTAGGATCTTGATCCCTACTACTGCGACCGCCACACTCAGAATCAACGTGGAGCCGATCAGTGCTTGCGACTCCAGCGACCATTTCTTCCAGGATTCTTTGCGGTCACGGTAGAATCGCTCAAATTCGTGTACTGGTGATTCACCAACACGGCCGGCAATGAAGCTGCGAATAAAGCTGCGAATAATTTCGATCCGCAGAGAGAGATGCCGGCAGAGCAAATCCACGTAGGCACAGGCAAGAGGGATTACCGCCAAGGCGAGATACGAGTCCTGACCGCTACCCTGACCGGATAGGCCCAACGCGGTACCGCCCACGCCAGCCACTATCAGCAACTTCCATTTTAGAAGATCCGAGCGAACCTTCTGCAGTTCAATTAGCTCTGTGCGTAGGATATCGGTCATAGATTTGATTCGTCGGTAGTGTTGTGGACCTCAGGCTCCCGGAGCTTGCCAATCACTGTCGATTTCAATGCGAGACTGATAAAAATGCCGATACTATGCTGGTTTCGAAAGGAAATAATTCGGGTTGCTGCGAAGGCGTCGTAAGGCGTCGCCTCTGCCGAGACGCTACCACCTCTACTGATAGCTTATGTTATTTCCACCGCAATCGTGCTTATTTTTGTCTACTTCGGCAGCTGTTCATTTCAACGGCTGCCGTTCCATGTGCCGATGGCCACAACAGCCCTGAATATTCGTACTAGGCACGCAAGGAGCGGCTCGGACACTCGGAACGTCGGCGGCGCCATAGGCATTTGAGCGACCGTTTTTAGCAAGATTGAGTGTCCCAGTGGGTCGGCAAGCGACATCCCGGGAATCCACGAAGAACCCTTTTTGGGCGTCAGTCGCCAGTACCCTCAACTGCGCCCACGTCGTACTCCATTGGGCCGTGTCCGGCCGGACACAGGGGGGCGCCGACCTTCAACCATTTGGCCGACACGCGGGCCGTATATCCGCACTCGGTGCACTCGGTCTTGTGCATGCGCGTCGACTGGCGCGGTGGCTTGTTGTTCAGCGGCTCGGCCTTGCCGGTGCCCTCGTCGTTGCCTCCGTCGTCTCCATCCTCGACCGGCTTTCGCTGCGTGTCGCCCATGAGCGCGGAAATGTCGATCAGCGCGCGCGGCCTGTCCGGCATGATCGCGGCATGGGGTAGCGCCCCTAGCTTGTCGATCATGGGCTGAATCCACGCCTGAAGGGCTGGCGGCTGCTGTGCATGGGTGAGCCTGCCCGTGAAGCCAAGAGCCCGCGCAACGCGCGCAAACTCGCCCTTGTGCCCCTCTGCGAGCCCGACCGCTGCATGCGTCAGTTCGTGCGCGAGCGTACAAGCAACGGCCATGCTGTCGGCGCGGCGCGGCGTCAAGAAAATCTCGAAATGCTCATCCTCGCTCACGCGGGGTGACCAACATTCGCCGGTCGCATTGTCGTTCTTCCCGCCGCTCGTCCAGCCGATCGTTACGCGAAACTTCGGCAGAGGCTTCCCAAGTTCCGCGAAGCGCGGAGCCATGAGCGCCGCCATGCTGTTGAGCCATGTCTCGCGGTTGAGCTTCACGATTTCAGATTGTGTCGGCGACGCCATTTTGCAGTCCTATGTAGTTTGTTTAAACAGGCTAAATTCTGACGGTGATTTGTCCGCAGGTCGCTCCGGCTTCGCCTACTGGCTTGGATGCCCTTTATAGAAACCGACCAAAGCAAAGAAGGCGGTGAACTCGAAATTACAGGATTCGCACACGTATTCTTGGTGAACTGTCATGCTCCCGATTGCGCATGCTCCCATCGTCACATTCAGTGCCTGACAGGCCGGACAAGTCGTCTGCATGCTGTCTACCACCTTCGCCTTCCAGTCGTCGGAGTTGAGCAT